GTTGTTTCATCTTTAGTTACAGATAAGTCCTGTGCCATTTCTGGTGACCAAGTAAGTAAAATATGTTTTGTAGGTTCAAATGTCATTGGATTATAAATTACTGGTGATATTGCAGCACCATTTTTAACCGGTTCTAACATCTTTGACGGATCATACAGTTCAGGTGTTAAATATATTGAATACAAATAACCTTTACCTTTGAATTTAACCCCCTCCGAATATTTGTATGTCTGTGTTGTGAAAACTTTATCATCACCCACTTTAAATGTTGGAAAATGTACTATTTCCAAATCATCACATTCTGAAAATACATCAAACTTTAATAGTTCGTCTTTTACTTCTTCAAGTACTTTTGAATTTAATAGTGTCTCTATACCTTGAAGGTAGGTAATTGTTGATTCCGCATTTTTTTGGTTTAAATCACTTTTTTCGTTACAAAGTTTTGTTACAAATTCTTCTAATTTCATTTTATATTATTTTTAATTTTATGTTCTATATATCCTTCCAATAATACGATCTTTCTTCTAATTCCGACTTTATCCATATCGGCCAACATTCTCAAATAATCGTTTAGTTCTTCCAACTGTGTTTGTGGTTCAACTTCCTTTTGTATTTCCAAATCAAGATCCGGAAATGTGTTTTTAATTGCGTTTAATTTGTGTGTACTCATATTAATTATTCATTATATAAACTACAGTGGCACCTAAAGCATATCCTATTGCTGATGCAACTGCCATTTTTATTCTTTCTGTCCAGGTTTTAGATTCCACCATATATCCAACAAAAGGTAAACCCAAGAACGGACCCATTGATGCCCAAAATATCATAGACACACTTCTTTCAGCGACAGTTGCAATATACATTGTTGATGCCGTTTCTAAAATGAAAGCCGCCAGACTTATGATAAAGTATTTTTTCATTAATAATTCTAATCTTTATATTTGTAATTGTCAAATTTTTTGTTTTTACTTAAAACCCTCCACCTTATCGTTACCATAGGTATATTAAGTATTTTGGATGCCTCCCCAGCGGAACGGTATTCAACACCATCAATTACTATTGGTACATTTTGTTCCCCATGATATGAACCTTTTCTACTTTCACTAATTTTATTTTTAGTTTCTTCAGAATGTTGCTTACCGAAAAATGGGTTGTTTTCACTACTTCTAGGTCTACATTTATTACAATTAGTATGACCATAACCAATTCTTTTTCCACATTCACAATAAACATAGGTCACCCCTCCTTTCCAATTTGGGTTTTTATCCATTGGTTGAGAATGTTTTTCTTTTCTTTCATCTTCAGGCATCAACTCATATCTTTTTCTAACTGATTGAGTCATTCTATGAACAATTTCTTCTTTATTTGGGTTCTTCGTTAGATTATCTCCACCACTAGATTTTAAACCAATATTATACTCTGGGTTTAAATCTAAATAATGTTGTTCTCTTTCAAGTAAAATAGTTTCATTACATTCTTCTATAACTCCAAAAGAAAAGTTATTTTCACCATATTTATTCCACGCTCTCTGTAGTGGTATGTTATGATGTTTACCACCATTCAAATGATTTTTATGTATTCTCCATCTTTTTTCTATATTTTTTGATGATCCGTAATAACACTTATCATTTACCAAATTTTTTATTCTATAAATACCAATCATAGGACTACCTTTTAATATAAATATCTATAAAAGATGAAAAGTTGAAGGGTAGTCCTAAAAATTTAATTAGATAATGGCATTTTTATTGTTGGGTGTGATTGGTAATCTTCAACTTTAAAGAAATCCGGTTTGAATTTTTCAATCTTTTCACTAAAACTAATATCAACATCATTCAAATACCAGTATTCATCTTTACATATTAATTTAGGTAATTCATATGGTTCTCTTGTTAATTGTTCTTTAACACCATCAATTTGATTTAGATATATATGACAATCACCCATATTTGTAATCAATTCATCAGGAACCATATTAACTTCTTTTGCAATAATTTCTAAAAGTAATCCATATGATGCCAAATTGAATGGAGTTCCCAATGGTACATCTTGCGATCTGGCATTATACATTAGAGAGATTGCACGTTTAGGGATATTTTGTTGGTCTAATTCAAAATCTTTCCAATCGGATTTCATCGTAGGATTGTTACCATTTCTATGGATTTGAAACCATTGATTTCTCTCTTCTAAACTCAACTCTCTTGTATAAACTTGAAATCCATAATGACAAGGTGGAAGTGTCATTTTATCTAATTCACCTACATTCCAAGCTGAAACCATTAATCGTCTTGAATCAGGATTTGTTTTAAGGTCGTTGATTAGGTTTGCAATTTGGTCTACAACTTTTTCACCCAATAAAGTATGTTGACCGTTATGTCCAACTGTAACGGTTTCACCTGTTCCCCAACTTCTCCATTGCTTACCATACACAGGACCTAAATCACCCCACTTCTTAGCAAACTCATCATCTGTTTTGATTTTGTTGATGAATTCTTCTTTTGTCAGTATTTCATTACTATCATTAAAAAATTCATTTGGCCTTAAATGATTAGTTTCTCCCAACCAATCAAATTGGTTTTTAAACTTCTTATAAACATCACCATCCCATATATGGCAATCATTATCAACAAGATATTTAATGTTTGTATCACCACGTAGAAACCATAACAACTCTGTTACTACTGATTTGAAATGAATCTTTTTGGTTGTAAGAAGGGGAAATCCTTCTGACATCTTATGTCTGATTTGGCGGCCAAAAAGACTCAAGGTGCCTGTACCCGTTCTGTCATTTTTCTTTACTCCATTGTCTAGGATGTCTTGGAGTAGTGCTGTGTATTGTTTATCTAGATTGTTCATTTTCACTTAAATATAATCTCATTAATTCAGAACTATCTTTATCATATTTCTGCTGTCTTTTAATTTCATGTTCAAATCGCTCGTTGGTTAATTCGTCTAAATCGGCTACTGTAAAGTGTTGTGTTGGTATGGTAAACACTATATATCCTTCTTTTATTTTATCAATCGTAATTCCTTCAACGATGTATTGTTTATCTAATTTATTCATAACTTTCTATTGTTTTACCGTTATAATTAACTCCTAAACGAATATTCCCATCCTCAACTACAGTGTATATAATGACACCCCACTGTCTAGCAAAGTCTGGGTTGGTTAGGGTTCTTCTTATGAATTCTTCTTTTGTTATAGTCCAATGATCACTTCTACCAAATATGCCATCATTATGTTTTTCATAATTCTCATAAGCCTCATCCAATAAGTCTTCTTGTTCTTTACTCATCTTTGTTTTGGTTTAATTTGTTTTCCACCCACAATCACAATGACTAGCGATACCTAACATATCGTCTCTTTCCCAACCGAGTTCCTTTAACACTTTCATACTAGTTTCTTTATTTCTACCAATACCAAGTAAATCTACACACCCATTATATTTTCTACTCCAACAGGTTGGTTTGTGTGATGCTTTAATATCTTCCCATTTTTTTAATTTGGTTTCATACATAATAAATCCTGGAAGATGTCCTATAACCCACCAGGTTTTACACCCATTGTATTCATCATCCCAATCATTCATCACCATTAAATCCATTTTATAATAATTCTCATCAGATCTAGATAGATTTTCATTGATGTTAACCGATACTGCGTAAGAATGGAATGTTGGGTGTTCTGAAAATTTTTTTACAAAGGGTATTTCCAAAACCTGTTCAAAGTTATCCACTTCATATTCATTATCCTCAAATCCTGAAAAGTAATTTGGTCTTCTTTCTATAAATTTTTTCTTACTCATCTTTGTTTTGATTTAATCTATTTTGAATATTCTCGTTTATTTTTTCACCTAGAGACCAACCGTTTTTTAGTCCTTTTATTTGTAAGTTTATATGGGTGTTATCATAAAAATTATAAGTTCTATAACCGTCAAAATCGTTACGATATTCTAGATAAGTATAGAAGTCCTTTTCTTTACTGTTACTACCATATGATAATCTGAAATCAAATTCTTCACCTCCAGCATCTATTCCTTTAAATGTTTGTCCGTGTAATCCTTTAACAATTTTAGGTAATTTAAATTCTTCGTTTATTGTTAGATAACACCAGTGATA